GTTCTTAGTTGATAGTGCAAAAGGCATTAGGACAATTAAGATGACAAAGGAGGAAAATCCTATGACAGAAGAAACAACAGTTGCTGAAGACACACTAGAAAAGTCAGAAGCAGCAGTAGTTGAAAATGTTGAGGTTGCTCCAGAGGCTCCAGCAGAAGCTGTGGTAGAGGCTCCAGCAGAGGAAGCACCTGCACAAGAGCCAGTAGCTGAAGTAGCTCCAGAAGCTACAGAAAAGTCAGTAGATGCAACAGTTGAAGCAACAGAAGAAATTGCAAAAGCAGTTTCTGATGTCAACGAAGCAGTTACCAATGCCTTGAGCAATCTAGCAGAAACCGTTAAGTCTCTTCAGACTAGCGTTGATGCAATTACAAAGTCCCTTGAAACAGTTGCAGGAGAAGTAAAGTCTGTAACAAATGAGGTAAGCCAAGTAAAGGGTTCTTTTAATGAGTTTGGAAAGCGAGTAGATGCTGTCGAAAAAGACACGGCTTTCCGTAAGTCTGGCGATCTAGGCGAGATCGTGCAGGAGCCTGTACAACAGGTTCAAAAATCCCTATGGGGCGGACGTTTCCTCAAAACAGCCGACCTATTCAATTAATCACTACGGAGGTGAAACAATGTCGGAAAACCTAAATAACGAAGTTCTAGAGAAGAACTACCCAGGATCAGGTGGTGCAGGTAATGAAATCAACTCTCAGGGTGCATTTGCATCAGGAGGTATTGGTGGAGTATCAAACCCAGCAGCAGATGTTCTTGGAAATACACCAACAGCACTTGCTGGTGTAACTTCAGGACCAAACGCAGTTAATCCTGTAGGCGCACTAGGTGGAATTCTTCTACCAGAACAGGCTCGCCGCTTCATCGACTATGTGTGGGATGCAACAGTTCTCGCCAAAGACGGTCGTAAAGTTACAATGCGAGCAAACACCATGGAACTTGAAAAAGTTAACGTTGGTGAGCGTGTAATCCGTTCTGCTGCACAAGGTAGCAACAATTACACAAATGCTGGTGCAACATTCAGCAAAGTTGAACTAACAACCAAGAAGATTCGTCTTGATTGGGAAGTTTCAACAGAAGCTCTTGAAGACAACATTGAAGGCGGTGCGCTTGAAGATCATCTAGTTCGCTTGATGACAAACGCATTTGCTAACGATATCGAAGACCTTGCTATCAATGGTGATGGTGCAACTGGTGACTTCCTTTCAATCATGGAAGGTTTCGTCCCAATGGCAACAGCAGCAGGTTCTGGCGCACATGAATCAGTAGTAACTGTTTCAAATGATGCCTGGACAACAGAGGTCATGCAGGACATTATCCTTGCAATGCCACGTAAGTATCGTGCACTTAAGAACAATCTAAAGTTCTATGCTGGTACAGACGCATTCCAGGGAATTGTTAAGAATAACGGTACACTTGCTGATGCTATTGCAGAAGCATTTGCTCCTCGTGTTGCTGGTACAGCTGCAAACCGTCAAGCATACCTTGATGGCGCTGCCCAGACATTTGGTGGAGCACGTACAACTCGTGTTCTCGGCGTTGAAGTTCAAGAAGTTCCTTACTACCCTGCAGGTTATGTCGATTTGACATTCCCACAGAACCGTGTATGGGGCTTCCAGAGAGACATTACTGTAAATCGTGAGTACAAGCCTAAGAAGGATACAATCGAATACACAGTATTTGTTCGCTTCGGCGTTCAATGGGAAGAACTTGATGCAGTTGCTTATGCAGATGCTGCATCTGATTCCTAAAATAACCTTTTAGGTTAAACTAAAGCGGGGGCAGGAAACTGCCCCTTCTTTATATTCTGATATAATTAAGAATGACAATAAAATCATAGGAGGATTTAATGTCTGAAAATATTGAAAATGTGCAAATAGAAGATGCACTAGTGCAAGATATTAAAGTTGAAGCAACAGCTCCTGCTGAAGAAAAACCAAAAGTTGAAGAATTGCCTACAATAGAATTTGCAAAGGTAGAAGAAATAAAGCCAGAGCCAGTTAGAATGCCTCAGCCTTCTTCTAAAACAGTAGTAATTTATTCTTTAAAAGATCTTACAGTTCCAGGTCTTGGATCAATTAAAAAAGGCTATAACAAAGTGTCTGAAAAAGATGCTGAAAAATGGCTTGTTAAGAACTCTGTAAGACTAGCAAAAGAAGAAGAAATAAAGCTATACCTTAAGTAGTGCAATTCTGATATAATGTCTTAGGAGGACATATGTCATTTATTGAAGAGTTTGGTAATAAAACAATTGCAGAGCTTCGTTCTTATGCTAAAAAAAATAACATAGATTTATATGGAACAAAGACTAAAAGAGATATACTAGAGGTTCTTGTATCATTTTTCCCAGAAGAGGGAAAACCAGAGGGTTATATACCTCCATCACAATCAGAAGAAAAAATAGCTATTTATTCTACTAAGAATTTATATTGGAGCAATATTGGAAAAGTGGAAAAGGGGTACAACATAGTAACTAAGGAGGCATCGGAAAAGTGGCTAACTCATAAGGCAGTTCGTGAAGCAACTCCAGAAGAAGTAGCCAAATACTACGGTAAATAATTATGGTTATATTAAGATTACCACCATTCCCGCTATCAGTTAAATATGATATGCCTTCTCCAAACACAGAGTATTATGTTTATATAGAAAATGACGCAGAAACTGTAGACGCTTCTAACTTCATAACAACAGACTCTAATAGTGTTTTAACTCTATCACTATCTGAAGATTTTATAAAATATGATCATGATTATTCAATAACAATTTATGATGTAGTTGATGAAGAGCCATCAGACATTATTGTTGAAGATATTCTTACAATAGTTAGACCATATGTTGATCCAAATACTTTAGGAACAACGGCTACAGAAATAGCTGAATATAAAGAATATGAACAATTAGCTAGAGCAATTATTGACTCCATAGTTCCTGGAGGGTTTACTTTTGAAAAAAGTGTCTTAGAGGTTGTAGGTCAAGGAACAGACTATATGCCTGTTTGGGATAGAGCATATAAAGTAACTCAAGTTTATGAAAATGGAAAATTAGTTTATGATATATCCCTTGCAGTTCCAGCAATTGATGGATATGATTATTTAGTTACACGAGATGGAACATCTATTGTAAAAGTTCTCACAGATAATACAGAGGCTTGGAATAGAGCAGAAAAAAAACCATTACAGTTTAGATCTGCAGCATCAGATTCTAATTATGCTTATGAGCCTTCAGATAGTATGAATTGGGAAGCTCCTAATTATGTTGTATCATTTCCAGAGGGAGTAGATTATATTTTTATATATGAATCTGGCTTTAAAGTAATTCCTAATGTAGTTCGTGATGCAGCTCTAAGACTAATAGAAGATATAAAGTGTGGAAAGATGGATCACTTTACTAGATATATTAAAGAGTATGAAACAGATCAATTTACAGTTACATATGCTGATGGAAAGTTTTCTGGAACAGGAAATATTTTAGTTGATTCAGTTTTACAAAAATATATAACTAATATTGGACAACCAGGAATTTTGTAATGGAAATAGTATGCGAAAAAACAGACTTTATGTTTCCAATGTTGGCGGATATATATTATCCAATAATTAAACAAAATTCATATGGACAACCCCAAAAAGAATGGGTATTTGATAGAAGTATTGCATGTAATTTATCAGCTACTAGTCGTAGAGAAGCAGAAGAAGTTAAGCCGAATGCATATATAGTTTTAGAAAACAAATTAGTTGGAAGAGTAAAGAGCGATATTAGATACTCATCACATAACTCTGGAAATGCTATTACTGGAATTATATTAACAAATATTAGAACTGAAAATGGTGAATTAATATATAGAGAATCTGCTGGACCACGATCTGGTAGAGGCACAATATATGAAGTTGCTACAGTTAATCCATTTATTGGTGCAACAAATACAATAGAATATTATAGTTTAGTATTAAGAAGAGCAGAAAATCAGTCAGTTGGTGACTAGATGAGAGTTTCATTAAACACAACATCGTTAGATAAAACACTCGATAATGTTTTAAACTATTCTTTAGGCTTTATAGATGGTATCAATTCTGGAAAAAAAATATTTTTAGATAATCTTGGCAAAGGCATTATTTATGCTCTTGGACAATATATAGACACGAATGCAAGACTTAATGAAGCATCTTTGCACCATGTTTACGAATGGTATAAAACAGGAAGTCCATCTGCAAGATTATTTGACTTAGATTATACTGTTAGCTCTATTGGCCTATCTGTCAGCGGTAGATTTAAACAGTCAAGATCTATATCTTCAACTGCAACAGAACCTTTTTATAATAAGGCAAGAATAATGGAAGAAGGAATTCCAGTAATGATAAAGCCTAAAAAATCTGAAGTTTTAGCATTTGAAGTAAATGGTGAAACAGTATTTACAAAAAACCCAGTTAATATATCAAATCCTGGAGGAACTCAGGTTAAAGGCTCTTTTAATGATATTATTGATGAGTTTATGTTAAGATATTTTAAACAGTCATTTTTAAGAGCATCAGGACTATTTGATTATTTTAATAGTCCGACTATATATAAAAAAGAATTACCTTCAGGTGCAAAATTTGGAAAAGCCAAGGGTAGATCTGTAGGATTTAAATGGATAGCAAATGCAAGGATTGGTGTAGAATAGTACTATGGCCCTTAACATAAATGAATATACTGGATACCCTCCTTTTTATATAAAGGGGTATTTGGTATCAGAATTAGAGAAGTTTGGAATACTATCTGGATTTGAACAAATGACTCCAGTATTTCCAACATCACCAACAAATATTGAAGATGTTTTTAATAACTATATAGGTGCCCCAGGAATACAAGATCCACTACTTATCCAGTATGAAAGATTATTAAGATTTAGACCAAACTCAATGTATGCACATAAAAGAGAACAGCTTATGTTTTATTTATATTGCACTAATTTATCAAAAGTTTTAGATGCTCATAGAATAATTAGTGAGGCTTTAGATAGAGAAGATTCAGCTGCTCAGGACGTAAACCTATGGGCAAGCAAAAATGATATTTTAGACGATTCAGGAACAAAAATACAACCAAATGTATTTTTCCATAGTTTCAGGGTATATCAAGCAGATGAGACTAGAGACCTTCTTGAACTTGCTTCTGCTAGAACCGTATATGCCAATAAGCTAATTATTGAGTATGACTATCATGTAAAAAAGAAGTCATCGGACCCTCTCTATACATAAAAATGATGTTATACTTATATTGAGGAAACATCGCCTAATAACTTCATATTATTCAAGGAAGAGGTGAAAAAATATGGCATATACTCGTGGTACATCTACTAACATTATCGTTGGTGCAGCTGCACTTTATGTTGCAGACACAACCCTAACTCCAGGAACACTGGAGGCATTTGATGGTGCTGAGTCTTTTAAGGAAACACTTTCTGTAGAAGCAGATTACACAAATGTTGGTTATACGATGAATGGTCTTGAGCTACAATTCCAACCAGATTTTGGTGAAGTAGCTGTTGACCAGGTTCTCGATGCTGCTAAGCTATACAAGCAGGGAATGCAAGTAAGTCTTGTAACTGCTTTTGCAGAAGCAACATTAGAAAATCTTCTAATTGCTGTTGCATACAAGTCCGATAAGCTCAGTGGAGATAAGGCTACATCCAATGGATTAGTTCTTGATCTTTCTGCTGGTGATATCGGAGAATGTCCAGTAGAGCGAGGTATCGTTGCTATTGGCCCAGGAACTGGTGATTGCGTAGATTCAACAACTGTTGAACGTGTTTATACGGCATACCGTGCATTGTCAATCGACAACGTAACTGTTTCCGCAAAGCGTGACGCTCCATCTATGTTCGAAGTAACATTCCGTTTGCTTCCTGAAGATACTTCAGGTTCATACGGTAAGATCTTTGATCGTACTTGGACTCCAGCTCCATAATAATTAAATAATAACATTGCCCACCTACTCAAAATAGGTGGGCTTTGTTGTTTTATGATAGAATATCTTAGGGATAATAATGGCTACTAAAATATATCAAACAAAAAATATTTATCTATTTGATGGAACAGAAGTAGAGATTGCTCCTTTAAAAATTAAATATCTTAGACAATTTATGGATACATTTTCATTAATAAATAATACTAATAATGATGATGAGTCAATTTTAATTTTATTAGAGTGTGCAAGAATAGCAATGAAACAGCATTATCCTAAAATATCTAACTCTATTTCAGATCTTGAAGATAATATAGATATGCCCACAATACATGAAATATTAGAAATATCTGGCGGTATAAAAATAAATACATCCTCTACAGAAACAGTAAAAGAACAAGCAGAAAAAAGCCAATCAGGAACATCTTGGGAAGATGTAGATCTTGTAAAACTAGAGTCAGAGGTTTTTATTTTAGGTATTTGGAAAAATTATGATGAACTAGAATCATCATTATGTATGCCAGAACTCATGGAAATATTATCAAGCAGAAGAGAATTAGATTACGAAGAAAAAAAATTTACTGCAGCAATACAGGGTGTAGATTTAGATAGTAATGCTGATCGTGGACAAAAAGAATGGGAAGACCTTAAAGCCAGGGTATTTAGTAAAGGCAAGGTAACAGATAGTAATGATGTATTAGCACTACAAGGACAAAATGCTGTCAAGGCTGGATTTGGAATTGGAATGGGTCTTGACTATGAAGATTTAAGATAGCCCCCTATGATATAATTAATCTAGCCTATATAGGAGGAAAATAAATGGCAACAACAATCCATGAGGAAAAAACGCTTACTCTAATTGATGGTACAGAAATTAAAGTGCGTCCTCTTAAAATCTCTCTTCTTCGTCCTTTTTTGAAGAAGTTTGAGGGAGTTGCAGCGGTGGCGGAAGATAATGAAAAGTCTATGACTCTTTTAGTAGAATGTGCTCAAATTGCAATGAAGCAATATAAGCCTGAAATTGCAGAAGACTTATCTAAACTAGAAGAACTTCTTGATCTACCTACTGTGTATAAGATTGTCGAAGCTGCTTCAGGAGTAACCTTGAATCAGATTCCAGACGTTCTTAGCTCTGTAGAATAATACAACTAAAGATGAGGTGAAGTAATTGGCTGATGTAAATGCCGAAATTGGCGTAAATATTGATACGTCGAGTGCATTGGCACAGCTTAAATCTTTACAAAGAGAGATTGCAAGGTTTCACTCATCTGTAGCAAAAAGTAGTGAAGCAGCTTCATTAGCTCAGCGTGATCTGCAGAGAAATTTCCTTA